AGAATAAGCGGATTCATCTCGTTTATCAGCCACTCAACTAACTTCCACGCTGTTTTGTGGGATGTGTCCTGTTCGCCGTACAATCGCCCTAGACGGCCAACCCAGTTATTCTGGTAGTCACCTACCGAACAGCCATAGATGTGCGTGTGTGAGGCTATTATGGACAAATGATGGCGTAATGAATCCCAATCGCAGTAATTATCATCGATGTGTGGGTCGCCTAGCCATAACAATCCAATAGGATCGTCTGACTGCATGTCAACATTATACCATCTTGTCGCGTCTTTATGCGCCTTGCGCTTTTGAAACCGCAGATGAAGATGATTAACTATGTCCTCAACAGGCAAATCATCTTCTGGTATTTCTGGTAAAATATATGATTCTTGTTTTGACTTTTGTAGCTCTCGATAGAACTTACTCTTTGACATTCCTAAAGCATCTGCTGCTTTTTCTATTGTGCCAAATTCTTTATATGCTTCTTCAATGTTATGTTTGCCCATTACATTCTAACATCATGTCACGTAAATGTTTGCCACGATGTCCTACCTGATTAAACCAAAGCGAGTCTTCCATTTCATGTGCAGCTTTATCCCACATGCGGTCTTCTAATGCAGCTATAAATTTTTTGAATTGAGAAAACCGAGGCCAGCCCATATTAAATACCATTGATGCTATAACCATTTGCGCTGGTTCTGGCAAATCACGCCACCAATCCATGCGCTCATCAAGTTCCGCAAAAACAATTTTGATATCATCGTCCAGTATAACTTTGGCAGCTTCTGCTGATATTGGCATCATCATGTTATGACCATAGCCAATAGTCGGTACGCCAACTGTGTCATGATACATTTCTAAACGCAGACCCTCATGCTGGGCAACGAGTTCTGTAAACTTTGCTATGTTCATTTCTTAAACATCTTTGTCAACTGCTGTACACCAAAAGACGCAGCAAATACTACGCCGACGGCAGTCTTATAAAAATCTGGCATTGTGTCAAGCGCAGCAAAACCACGCTCAACAATATCCTCATTACCAGTGAAGGCTAATATCAATGGAATACTTACAAGAATTGTAAGCCACTCGTCTTTCCACGATGATGATGAGTTCTTTGCCTGTTCAAGATTCCATTCCTGTTCGCCAGCAGCAACACGCTTGGCAACAGCAGCTTTAGCTTTCTGTGTTTCAACCTTGCTTTCAACCCATGAACCAGCGATGTTAGCTATCGGTGCTATTAATGCTTGCAACATATCATTTATCCCAATACAAACGCCAAATTTTCCAACCAACATAAATGATTGACATTACACCAAGCACAAGCGTTACCCACATGTTCAAAGTGGGCAACCACAATGGCGCAGATATACCACCTGTTGCTATGATGAAATCATCAGGCTTCATTATCCAATCCCTAATGGTACAGATGGCGCAGTATCAACGGCGTTTTTATAATTAGTTTTGACAGCATCAGTCCAAACAGCAGCAGCAATAGCTTGAACCTCTGCGCTTTCAGATGAAGTATCATAGTCTGACCAAGTATCACCTTCTTTGCGGCAACACTGTATAACCCTACGATGAAACTTACGGCTTAGTTCTACACCATCTTCAGAAACAACAGTGGCCTCTCTTATTTGTATGGTTTTGTGATCGCCAATCACTTCAATTTTATCTTCAACAATTTTTTTAGTAAGTGCCATAAGTTAAGCTCCTTAATTAAGCTGTTGTATATGTGAATGTAAATATAAGTTGTGCATTTGCTTGAATGCCAACATTTGTCCAAGATTGGCCTGGCCCAGTTTGAAAAAAGAACAGGAAGTCGTTACTAGAATATGCGCCATAATACATACAAACATCTGTAAATCCTGTGCTAAGACTAAATCCGCTATGCATTGTGCTTACAGCTGCTAAAGCCTCATAATGTGTGCCAGTTTCAGTCGTAACAAAAGGTATATTGTATAGCAATAAATTGCCAGTACCATTAAGACCGCTCCAATTCACATAACCAAATATTGTTACTGTATTTCCTATCTTAGTATATCTAGCTAATTGAGTAGAATAAGACGCAGTACCTTGAGTCGTTGAACCTCCAATAACAGGCGTCCAAGTGCCTGTTTCATAATCATCCAACAATTCACTTTGCATAGATGCGCCTGTAACACTGGTGTTAGCCGTTGCACTAAAATTAATGCCACTTCCAGACGGTACAGATATTCCATTCGAATCAACACGCATACGCTCTACTGCTGCGCCTGTTCTCCAAACATAGCCACCATCGTAATTATCATGATACATATTGCCATCAGAGAAGGGGAATATATGAACCCCATCAGTGTTTTGTGTATGGTTACCGCTAGAGTTTTTGAACTGTAACTGACCCATACGAACAAGACCATTTGTTGCGCTAGAAGATTCAACTTCTAAATCACCTGTTGGCGAATTAGTACCAATGCCAACACTACCAACATTAGTTATGTTGTTGGTCTGGGCATCAAGGTTGCCGCCAAGCTGTGGAGTAGTGTCGCTGACTACATCAGATAAAGCATTATCTAACGCAGCAGCCGGTAGATCAAACTGACCACTAATTACATCTGCAAAATTTCTTGCTCTGGTCATTATTCACCACCCTCTTCTGTTTCTTCTATTGGTTTTGCTGCTGCTGTTCTTGTCTGTCCAGCAGATAGGAATGATGGAGTACCACTGCCTGTTTTAAGATGAGGCGGCGCTATAGAAAACACTATGTCGTCAAGGTCAGCCTCAGTCATATCTGAATTAAGTTCCAAAAACGTCCATGTGCCATCAGAAAATTCAATCTTGGCTACATTATTATTAATTTCTGCTATTGTGTACTGCATTATGCTGTACCCCCTTGTACCGTTCCTGATTGCGTAAGCGTTACAAAACTAAGCCCACGAATATAATTACCAGCCGCACCACCAGCTACACCATTAGTGCGATTTCCATTTACACCTGTAGAGCCAGCAGACCCAAAACTTGCACCAGAACCACCTGTGCCAGCGTTAGTTCCACCCCCAACACCTGACCCTGCTGACTGATTGTACCCTTGACCTACGCCACCAGCACCACCGTTTGTATTTGTGGTGCTGGTAACTGTTCTTGTTACGGTATACATACGTGCTTCATAAGTATTGTCATAATCTTGTTGGCTTCCTGATTTGGCAAAACTTTGGTTTCCTGAGCTAGTTGAGTAATAAAAACTATTAGCCCAAACAACAAATCTGAAAGCACCATACCAATGATCAGCCCAAGCATACCTAGTTCCATAAGGCCAATTATAAGCACTTGAAGAAGATGAAGTGCTATATTGACCACCTCCACCAGTACCACCACCGCCACCACCAGCCCTAATAGTGCCGTTGTTTATTAATGTGCAAGCAATATCTGCTTCAAAAGCATCGCCACCAGCAGAGCCAGCCGCACCACCTGCACCGCTTAATGTGCCATTGTTAGTTATTGTAATTGTACCTGATGCACCAGTATCTATCTGCAACGCTTCTTCGGATGTGCTTGTTGCGCCAAGCTCAACACCATTATTAATTACAATTTCTTTTGGATAATCTACAGCATAGTCATCGCCAAAAAGTGCAGACGCATTTTGATTAGTTGCACCAGATGTGTATGTAAATCTAAACCCTTTAGCCTGACTTCTAAAGTTTGCAATGTTTATTGTGCCGCTTGTTGGCACAGATGCAGCAAGATTTACACCAGTGTTGTTAGCTGCTTTTGCTCTAATGTTTGAACCACCACGATACAAATCTGAATAAGATATAGCAGCAGAGCCACCCACGAACTCAGTTCGTAAGTCAGAGAAACTAACTGCGCCTGATGCTGCTATAGCCATTAGATTGTTCCAAATGCAGTTACATCATCAACGGTTACAATCTCACCATCGGATGCAAATTTAATCTTTGCAGTACCGTTGTATTTAAATAAGAGATTGTCGCCACTTAATTCTATTGTCCACTTGCTTGAACCAAACTGAATAGCCTGCCCATTGGTGTCCAGCGTACCTCCAAGCTGGGGACTCGTATCGCTTACTAAATCACTAGATATTGTAGTTGGCTCAAAGTCTGATGTTGAACTATTAAATGCCAACACCTGACCGTTTGATACGCCTCCTGTATTAACATCATTTGCGTCATTGATGCTAAAGTTAGAAACATTGAATGTGCCAAATGCAACAAGAGATACCGTATCGTTTGTTTGTGCAGCAGAACCAAGCGTTACGCTTGTGCCGTTTGTTGCTGTAAAATCTGCTGGTTGCAGTTTAATACCATTAAGGTAAACATCTACAAAACCTGCATCATAAGTAATAGGGAATACAGTAGTTGAACCATTATAAGAACCAGATGAAGTTCCTACTACAAAATCCGCACGATTGGATGTACCATTTACAGATGAACCAGCGTTAGCAAAACCAGAACTGCCATAAACCTTCATTATATTATTTGTTGTATCAAACCACAAATCACCAGCATCAAGACTTGTTGTTGGCGCATTGGCTGATACACGATAACGCTCACCAAAATTATTTACGCTGGTAAGATTAGAAGCTACCGTATTAACATTTGTTATAGAACTGCCAACAGCATTGACGTTTGATATTGAAGCGCCAACATTTTGAACAT